ATTGCGAGTTACAGATGAAACATTAAAAGAACTAGCAATAGTTCCTGTTGAGCCAGCCCAGTTTGCCCATGCTTTAGCAATACCAGTCATGCCATTCTGAGTGGCTAAGACTCCGCTACTGTCATTAATCGTTGAAACTGTAATCTTGCCAGCCATAATATATCCTTAGTTTTCAGTATTTTACTATGTAATTTACACAATTACCCAGTTTGCGCCTGTAGAAATTGTAACTGTAACACCTGTATTAATTGAAATTGGGCCTGCGCTAGAAGCGTTTTTAGTAGATGCAATAGTGTAATCAAAGGTCACTACTTGGTCATTTAGGTTAAATACTTGGTCTGTACCACCACCAGTAGCGCCACCACCAATAGAACCCCAAGCAGTACTATAGCCTTGGAATTGGCTCAATGTCGTGTTGTAGCGAATCATTCCAGCTACAGGGGTAGGTAGTTGTGCAGTTGTTCCTGCTGGCAGTTTTAATGCGCCTGTACTGTTAAATGAACTATCTGCGGCAAAGGTAGCTGCCCCAGTTATATTTAATGTGCTACTAGCGTCTAAAGTAGTAAATTTACCGCTAGAACGAGTAGTATTGCCAATCGGTGTACCGTCAATAAAGCCACCAGTAATAGCCACATTGGTTGTCGTAGCGTTTACAAACTGGGTGTATTCAACAGCATTACCAGCTACTGTGCCAGGGTCAAGGTTAAGAATCTTGTTGGTATTAAAGTCTAAATCACCAGTCATCGGTGTTTGACCATCAGCAGCAACAGAACCAGTTAAGGCTGAAGCAACATCTGTAAAGGTGCTATTTGCCCATGTGGAGGCAATAACTGTGCCTGTAACTACTGGATTACCAGCAGGTAGGTTATATGTTCCTGTACCGTTTCTACTCATTTTCTTTTCCTTTTGCTCCAGCTCTTACCATTGCGGCTAAATTATTAACATCGCCTTTTCTAATTTTTGTTGCTTTATATTTAGCAATTCCACCAATTATAGGCGGAACAACCACCCCCACTGGGCCAGCTAAACCAAGACCTAATATAGAGCCTAAAGTAGTAGCGCTAATATTTTTAATGCTATATTTACCAGCTTGGGCTAAAAAGTTTTGCATGCCTGTACCTTTGGCGGCACTTCTAATAGCATCTTGTTCTTCAGGCGTAAACAAACGCATGCGCCTGTCATCTTCTGATAATTGCAATAATTTATTATGCAAATATTGTTCTGTGCTAAGTTTAGAGTCTCTAATATCAGCTTTATCTAGCATATCTTCAAATACTTCAGATTTGCTTAATTTTGTATAGGTATCTCTAGCTTTTTTCCAATCAGATAAACCTTCTTTATTTCCACCAATAATGGAAGATTCAGGCATATTAGCAATATAGTCATCAAATTCAGATTTTAAACGAGTAGCAACCATTTTTTCATCTGGTTCTTTACTGCGTTGCGCATTTCTAATAAACTTTCTTAGAACACTAAGTTCTTGAAAATCTTTAGGAATTTCTTTGTTTTGCATTTGGTCTAATGCAACAGCAACTTTTGGCATAGTTCTAGAATCATAGCCAAGTTCTCTTAAATCTGAACCTACTGATTTCATCATATTTCCAAAATATTCTGGATTTAATTCAACTCCAGATTCTTTTGCTTTATTAAAATACATTTTTGATTCTTCTGCTAATGCAGCAGATGTTGGCGCTGTTTCAGCAAGGGTTGGTTTTTTACGCAATGCGCTTGCCATTGTTTCTGCCGCATTTAACGCTACAGGCTTAACATTTTCACCAACGGCTTTGGCAACTGTGCCAGCTTCTCTTATGCCTTGATTCAATGTAGGACTTCTTAGTGCATTTGCCATTGATGGAATAGCACCAATAGTTCCTACATAGGGAGGTATTTTTGCCGCCTCTAAAGCACTACCCATAGATTCCAAAGTGTCCATAGAAGCAGGGGAAGTTGGTTGAAATTGAGTTTCTTGTCTTAATTGTTTAAAATATTCATCTCTAGCTTGAGGGCTAGGCATTTGGCCTTGTGCAGCGCCCTCTAAAGCGCTTCTACCATACCCATATATTGCTGATGCAGGCATTGAAACCATTGCACTACCAACAGTTGCAGGCACTTCATATAAAGCCTTTAATTTGTCAGTCATACTGCGTTGTGGCTCTACAGGTGCTACGCTGCCTCTATTTTGAGCAGTAATAACATTAGGTACATCGCTACTAATATTTGTACCCATTGTTCTTGGGCCAGCAGCTTGTACAGGTGAGCCTTTTAATAACATTAATCCTTCGTCTGAAACTTTAGATAAGCCTCCAGACTTTAAACCCATTAAATCGGCATCAGATAATTGGGATAAATCCATTATTTTTTACCTTTATTGCGTTTAGCAATTTCAGCATCAATGTCAGAAGCGCTTGGCAAACTTCCTCCACCACCGCTACTGCTAGGAGCATTTCCACCAAGACCATACAATGTTTGTAATTGATTTAATGCGTATGTATTAGCTTCATAGTCTAATGATGGGTCTGTAGCAGCTTTTAAATACATTTGCAATTCAGTATTGGAGTCCATTTGTTTAGATGACATACCAGTTGCCCTAGCGATTGCTTGTAACAACAATGGGCGAGATTGTGCAATAGTGTTTCTTGCAGATTGGTTTTCTGTTCCAAAAGTTTTGCCCAAAGTTTGACCAAAACCACTAGAAGAAAGAAACGCAGGAGCATTGTTAAGAGCGCCTTGACTTGTGCTTGTAATTCCGCCTGAATTTTTTAACAAATTGTATTTGTCTTGTAATCCAGTTATTAAAGTATCTACAGTCTCTCTACCAGCATTAACTGTTTGTGCTTTTTGGTCTGCTGGGCCGCCTGGAATTGGCTCTAAACCTTTTCCATCGGCAGTCATGCGATAGCCCATTGGCACTCTTGAATTAGATTGATTAGACCCAAGAATCGCTAAATGCCTTCTTTGGTATTCATCCATTTCATTTTTATATTCGTTAAATGTACCTTTATAATTGCCGCCTTCAGGAGTTTTTGCAAAATTGTAGTTTTGCATTTCTTTTGTTGGGCCTTCAATTTTAGGAATAGTTGCTCCAATCAAAGCAGGCATAAATTGTTTGCCCACATCATATTGGTCAGCAGTAGCAATAGACAATGCTTTTTTAGTATCACCAGAATTAATTGCTTCAGTAATAGCCTGTTGTGTTCCCAATCTGCCTTCACGCAATTGTTTAGCTATTTCTAATGCTTTTTCATCGCCTTTTTTAGAAAGTTCTGAACCAACATACATATTGGCTAATGGCACTAAATTTTGTAAAAAGCTAGGCGGCACATAATGACCACTAATCATTTGACCTTGTGGTGCTTTATTGTTTTGCATCAACATAGCCGCCATTTGTTGCTGACGGTTTAATTCTTGTTGTTGTTGATAAATTTCAGGAGGTAAATTTCCCATTTGACCTAAGTTATATTGGTTTTCCATATTATTCCTTATTCAAATCCACCAGTACCAACACCATAAATATTTCCGTATGCGTTTTGGTCAAAATAACCACCAGTATTGGTGTAAGGATTGCTGTAATTAGGCGTTTGGCCACCCATTGTTTCAGGTTGTTTCTTGCGCAATGCCATAGCCATAGCTAATTGATTTGCGCCAGCGCCATTTTGAGTTTGACCAGCTTCCTGTGCAAATTGATTTCCTTGTTGCATTGCCATATTTTGATTAGATTGCTGTGCGCCAATATTTTGAAATACAGGGTTTAAACCTTGTTCGTTTTGGCCTTCAAAGCCATTAGGCATATATGTATTTGTATATGGATTAGGCATTTAACACTCCATAGTTAACCATTTTGTAACCATCTTGGCGAGTAATAACAGCTTCAGGTTGTACCATTTCAACCTCTTGCGCCATAACACCAATAAACTTGCCATGACCTGCTTCGTTTTTCCATTCAGGCTTGTATTCATATTCGTATACTGGTAAACCATTAGGAAGCCATCCAAGCGCTTTAATGTTTTCTTTAGTGCGAATATCAGACATTAATGCAGCGCCACCAAGACCCATCAAACCACTATTGAAGTTTGATTGAGCAGCGTTAGCAGCATTAGAAGCACCTAAGTTTGCGTTGTAACCCATTTGTGTAGCACCCAATAAATCAGCGCCAGCAGTAGTAGCTTGTTGCGGTGCATTAACAAATGTTGGATTTTGGACTTGTGCGCCTGTACGCAATGAATTTAATGTGTTTAATGGCAAATTGTAATTTGTCATAGCTTGGTTGTAAGCCTGTTGATTTGCTTGTTGACCAACACCAAAACCTTGGGTTGTAGCGCCAAGCAACAAATCGTTTTCTTTTTGGCCTTGTGCCAACGATGCACGGTTGTAAGCCTCAGAACCTACTGGAATTCCTTGGTTAGCCATTTTGACATCAAACGCTTCACGACCTTGGACAATTTGCGGATTAAGACGCTGCATATAAGCATCTTGGTAACTTTGACCTGGGTTAAATCCAGTAGAAGGCAAATTAGGGTTAAATCCTTGACCCATTGTTTCTTGGGTGCGGCCTAACGCAGCATTAATGGTTTGTCCTAAACCTAAACTAGCAGCATTTTGGTTTTTTAAGAGTTGTGAACCTACATCATTAAGCGCTGTAGTAGCAGTCCATGTAGGGTTTCCATAAGGGTCTTGACCGTTAATGGAATAATTTAAGTTTCCATAAGGAGTGACTTGGTTTACACGGTTTGCCGCAGCAGCAGCACGAGCAGCATCAAGATTTCCTTGCGCTGTAGCATAAGCCGCACCTGTGTAATCTGGGGCTGCTGGCGCACTTGGCGCAGGCCCTAATCCTAAAAATCCACCACCACCCATGTCATTCTCCTCTTGCTGTCCTTAAAGGGCATTTGATGTCGAGAAATCGACAATCTTCACGCCTCATAGCCATAATCACTAAGTCACCATCCATGTGAGCATCTGGGATTTCGGCTACCACTTTAAAACCAAGGTGTCGGTTCAATCTTAGGGCATCTTCATTACTGCCACAAATTTGCCCTAGTATAACGCTAACTCCAAGTTTATTAAAGGGATAGTCGAAAGCCGCCCACAGCAAATCTCGACTCATCCAATTTACTTCATCTACTGCCGCAATGTGCATTTGGCACGCATTTGGCATAAAACTAGCAAATCCTACAACCGCTACTAAATTACCATCTAATTCTTGACCTATACATACTGTTTCTGTTGGCAATGGGTGGTTCATCATTCGAACCAACCAATCCCCCATATATTGCTGGTTTTCAGTAGTAACTGTACGCAATTACAGGACTCCTCCTTTTTCCATTACAAAGTCTGTAGAAGCCCAATGTAACTCTAATCCTTGAGAGGCTGTATTTAAGCTAATTGAGCCTGCATAACCAATACCAGTAACTCCTTGCCATTCTTTACTAATAACGCTACCACCCCATTTTTTAGCATCCCATGTGGCTACATCCCAAATACCAGTTTGATTTAAAGCAGGGTTAAAACTTAAACTTTGGCTTAAATCTTGCACTTCAAAATCGGTACTCAAACCGCATAAAACAGTCGGCAAAGCGCCTTGAAGCTGAAATATAGGGCGAACCATTGTGAAGCGTTTTTGCTGTCCACGACTGTCAAAGTAGGAATAGGCTTGTTGTACGGTAGCGGTAATGTTAGTACCAGCATCAGAATATCCACTATAGTATTTGCCGACAAAGCCATTTCCACCAAAGTATATAGCTTCTCCGCTTACTTCAAAACAAGCGGCATTAATACCAGTAAATCTAGCCCAAGATTTAGTAATGGTGTGCATTACATACTGCTCATATTTTCCATTTCCAACAGGAATATTCAAAATAAGCATATTAGATTCAGCTAAATAATTAATTTGCCATCCAAAATTGGCAGAATACAAACTAGCCGCTTGGCTAATGGCGTAATAAATCTTGTCGGTAATGTTAATTCTTGGGTCTAAACGGCTAGATTGCAAAGCAGAAGCCATCGGCACTAAACCGTCTTGGGTTAGTAAAAGCAAATCGCCTGCATATTTAAAGAAGCATCTACGGCTAAAGGTTTGACCCATTTGCCATACGCCAATCAGTTTCCAATCGTTAGGGTCTGAGGGGTTGCCACCGCTATAAACAATAACTTCGCCCATTGAGGTAACAAAGGCTGCATAGTCATCTACTCCATAACCAGCGTCTAAAGTCCATGTTCCCATAGCTTGTAGATAGCCACCATTGCGAGCAACTCCACCAAGATTAAAACTAAGTAATGCACCGTTAATAGAATCTACAGGCGCATACCAAAAAGTAAGGCTATTTTCTTCTACAAAAAATAGTCTATCTCTGTAAAGATTAATACCTACTAATTTATCGCCATCTACGCCAGTTAGATAAAAGTTAACAGCATAAGTTCCTACAACAGTAGCATTGGTAGCTGGCGCAGTAGCCATTGTGTAGGTAAAAGATGAAACGCCTACAGTAGTAATGCGATAAATACCGTTAAATTGAGCAGGCGTAGCACCAGTTACAGTAATTTGGTTTCCTGTTACTAAACCATGAGGAGCAGCAGTAACAACGGTTGCTGTAAGATTTCCTGTGCCACCCCTAGTAATGCTATTGATTGTTTGTGCAGTAGAAGTAGCCGCAGATTTTACCCATTGTGTGCCGTTATAAACAACCATTTGGTCAGCACCATTAACTGCTGCCAAAAACGAGCCGCCAGCCGTTGTAATCATTACATGCTGTAATTTTCCATTACCAAGACTTACAGGAAACGCAGAAGTAGCTACAGCAGTAGAAGCGTCATAAATATCGCCATTATTATTAACGGCAAATAGCTTTTGTACTGTAGGACTACTATAGTTCATTAAAGTCTGAACTTCGCCAGTAATTCCTGTAGAAACCTTTGTATAACCTTGTCTAAGCGTTACATCAGAAGGCGTAGGAAAGAAGTTAACCATTTGGACAGCATCCAAAGGATTCATTTCTGCCAACGCATCCCTAGCGTTCCAACCCCCAATAGGGGCTGGCAAGCTGGCTGTAGTTGCTGAAAACTTTTTAGCTTGTCCTAAAATCATAATTAGCTTCCATAACCAGTATCAGGGATATTAGCGTAGCCAATAAGTACCTTAGATGGGTAAGGAGCAAATGACAGGTTAGCCGCACCTTTGTCGTTAGCTTTAGCAACGGACAAATAACGCTGATAATATTGAGTTAAAGAAGTAGTGTCAAAAGACTTAATTTGGAAATATTTGAGTTTAGTAGCCAAAACCATTACTCGGTCATCTAAAACCGTTGTATCTGTATCGGCTAAAAAGCTATTTTGTATAACTCCAGTAGCGCTTCTTGCCCAACCCTTGCTACGATATTCCCAGCCTAAATACTCGTTGGTATTCATTACAGGCCATATTTGGAATTGGTTATCTAATATTCTCCAGCGCACTCTTGGGCCAGTAGAAATATAACCAGACTTTAGCCATTGCCATTGCTGTGCATCTTCAGGCCCTAACATTTCCCAATGCTTGGATTTATCCCATTGGGTGCGGTTAGTAATGGTTTCAAAGTCGGCAGGAAGGTCATAAGCAGTCTGAGCGCAGACTACTGATTGCACTCCATTGCCAGTAGCCATTTGGCTCATAACTACTACTTTTGTAGTGTTATTGGCGCTGACAACATAGGTGTCTTGAGGAATGTTATAGCCTGTTAATTGCCATTGGCTATCAACAGCACTTAAATCTGTGCCAGCCTCAAAAGTCAAGTTAAACGAACCATTGACAGTTGTGGCGTTGGCGGTTAAAGATTGAGTATAGAAACGATATTGCACTTGTAATGCTTGCCAATCGTATTCTTTGATGAGGTCATATCCTGAGCCATTCATCAAAGCTAGGATTTGCTGTACATCTTGGGAAGGATTGCCAATAACAAAGCTAGGTATAGACAAATTTAGCTCTGCTGCTGTTTGTTGTACAAGTTGCAACATCGTTTGGGACATATTAAGCCTCGGCTACTTTGGTTTTGCGTGTTTTTGGGGTCTTTTCCGCAACAGCCGCAAGTAGCGCTGACATCTGCTCTTGCATAGCAGCCAGCTTCGCATCTGTTTCTGCCTTGATTTTATCATTTTCT